CTCGGTTCATGTCCAATCACTCCGTTTTTGATTAAAGTTTCAAAAATGTCCCACACCTTCTGGCAGCGGATCTGATGCAGCTCCTTGATGCCAATTATTAAGTTGGCCAAGTCGTCTACCGACATATCCTCGTGCCACTCGTAGAAGCGCCGGAATATCAGGTCCAGATCCTCACAGGTGCCCCACGCGGCCATGATAGCCTGCTCTAAATCAAATCGATCTACAGGCTTTAGCGTGTCTTCTTTAAGCTTCACAGTCCCATCTCCTTTTTAATCAGCTCTATTCCGCGCTTGTAATGATAGCGCCAATACTTTTCTGTCACGCCAAGGTCGGAGGCATTGTTGCCCATCAGGGCTGCCTCGATGACCTCACGCTGCTTAATAGGCATGCGCTCGTCGATGATGCGTCGTATGTCTATCAGGTCGTCGTGTGTCCACGGAAGCCATCCCTCAGAGTGCGGTCCTCCAACGCCCTCGATGTCCTCCTGCTCCATCAGATCCGGTTCCTCGTCGGACAGACGCGGAGCCGCGCAATTCTTTTTGTACGTTGTTATTTTGTTCATGCCTTCAGTGCGTCCATTAAAGCGTCCTGCGCGTCTATCTTTCCTTCCAAAACTTTAATCACCTGCTCGTCAATCGTCTTACTGGCAACCAGGTGGTGCAGCATCACCGGCTTAGTCTGCCCCTGGCGGTAAACGCGAGCGTTCGCCTGGATGTAATTTTCCGAGCTCCACGGCAGGTCGTACCAGACCACATGCGCCATGTCGAACACGTTGCACTGTAGGTTTAGGCCGATGCCTCCAGACTGTGGATGCGCCAGCATTATGCGGACCCTTCCTTCGTTCCAAGCTGCGATGTTGTCGGGTCCAAGCTCTTGGGCGTCTGGAAAGTGCTCTTTGAGCTTCGCGAGCGCGGTTTTATAATGATAGAAGATGAGCGTAGGGCCAGGGTTCTCTTCAACAAGGGACTCGAGGTATTCGATTTTTTCCGTGTGCGAGGTGACTTCGCCATCTTCGGTGTAAATGGTGCCACTGGTAACTTGTAAAAGTTTATTTGCCAACGCAGCCGCCGTAACAGCCGTAACAGTTTGTCCGTCAATTTCACTTACCATCTCCTTTTTCAGTTGTTTATATTTTTGCATGACGTTGGCGTCTAGCTCGATGCTATGGTATAGCTTAGTAAGCTTTGGCAGCTGCAAATAATCTTCGGCTCGCAGGCTAAAGCAGATGTCGGATATTTTGTTAAGTATTTCCTTGTCCATGCCGGGCTTTACGGCCCACTTGTACACGACGTGGGTGTGGCGATTGCGTTCGGCCGCGTACATGTACTTGTCTCTAAACTTTGTGAGCGACGTCTCTAATCTTTCACCGAGGTCCAGTATTCCAACCTGGGACCACAGATCACCAACACCCTGAGGAGTTGGTGTACCGGTGCAAATCACGCGACGCTTGAATTGTTTTAGCACCTTCCTTATTGCCTTGAACCGTTTCGTGCTTGGGTCCTTGAACCGGCTCGACTCGTCGATTACTAAATAGTCGAACAGCCCAGCGGGCCAGTGTTCCACCAGCCAAGGGACGTTCTCCACGTTGATCACGTAAACGTCTGAGTTGCTCGAGAGCGCGCTCAAACGTTTTTCTGCCGTCCCCATCACGAGCACCACTCGGAGGTCTTGCAGGTGGCTCCACTTTTGGCACTCTTGGCGCCAGACTGACTCCGCGACTCGCTTGGGCGCTATGACCAGCGTCTTCCCCAAAGAGCTTTCCTTGATGATGGTGAGCGCCGTCGCAGTCTTCCCGAGGCCCGGCTCCAGGAAAAGGCCAACGTGCGGCAACCTTTCTGCCAGGTGTATCAGGCGTTGCTGGTATGGATGCAAGTTGTCCTTGGAAAGCATTTAGTACCTCTTTGCGTTTATCGTGCAGCCAGTCTGCCACGGCGTACAGTTCTTTTTCCGTAACTTCCTGTTTTATTCTGTTTGCAAGATTAGAAATGAATATGACGTTACCTTTTATATAACCAAGCTCCGGGACAATTCTATCTAACGAAGGGCCTGCAGTGCTATCCCTTCCATTTCCATTCTGACCCCACACAAACTTAGTTTTAAATATCGGACATTCTTCCGTGATTATGCTTTCAACGTAATCTAAATCAATGTTCAAAGGTAAGTTTTTTGTTTTAGCTCTTTCTTTTGCCTTTTCTAAAAATTTGCCCGCGTGTCCGCGTTTAGTTTTTCTGTATTTTTGATTGCTCGCTAATGAATACTTCGACATCTTCCTTAGACCTCAATACGATGACCGGAAAGCCTAGCTCGGCTAATTGAGCGAACATTAACTGCTGCCTTTTTGACAACACTCCGCTTTTTGTCTTTAGTTCTACCAGGTGAATCTTTTTGTTTAGGAACACTATCCGGTCCGGGACCCCCGTCACCGTGCTGATCCACTTTAGGCTTAGCCCCTTCGCTTCCTTGACTTTCTTTGTCAAGTAGGCTTCTACGCTCTTTTCTAGCACGCTTTTCCATCTCCATTCTGATGCCTGTCGTTATCTGTTTGACAATGTGCTCGGTGAGGTAAGCGCGCGACTCTTCCCCGATCTCCTCGGGTGACTCGCCTATGTGTTCAAATATGCGACACACGCAGTGCGTTGCTTCGTGTGCTATTACTCCTGCCAGGTATGACGGATCTTCGTCGACACACTCCTTCAAGTCGAATGCCAGAATAATCACGGCCTCGCGTCCATCCGTCAGATAATGCGTCTCGGCAATCCCCTCGTCCAGCGCGGACGCTTTCTCTGTAATGCCGTGGTCCTTTAGCACGCGCTGAAAGATCTCGTTAGAAAAGCAAAGCTTTATCTGCGTCGGGAAGTGGCCGCAGTCAACGTGGTAGTACCCCCACTGCTTAGGCATCTGATATAGCTCCGTTTATCCTGGCGTTATACTTTGGGTTGATAATTTCCATGCCGTCGTCCTTTGTAAACCTCAGATAACACGCGCCGTAGCTCTTTGTTATGTCCAAGATGTTCTGCAGCGTATTTTCGGCGTGCTCGTGCATGAGCTCTTCCATGTGTTCGGCGTCTACTACGAAAACTTTTTTGCTAGGCATCTTTTTCTCCGTAGTAGCTTAAGACCTTTCTCATGGCCAGGATCATCTTCTTTATTTTCTTCTTATCCTTAACCGGGTCCATGTGAAAGATCCGCGGCTTATCCAGCTTGAGGTCTTGGCGAAACCTGTCCAGGTGCCACTTGAGATCCTCCACCACGATGACGTCTATTTGTTCTGGCTCGAGCTCAATTGTTATTTTGGACATGTCTCTTTCTCTCCTCTACGTTGGCCAGGATCCTGCGCTTCTCGTCGGCGTTGCAGTTGTACCAGGCGCCAATCTCGTCCAGTGTACGCAGGCACCCGGTGCACAGCTCCTTGGTAAAGTCTAGCGAGCAGACCTCAACACAAGGCGAGTCTGGGCTGCTAAATATCCGGTCCCACCCAGCCTCGTAGGCCTCCTTGTTGACCTTCCTGTAGGTGTCCCCTTTACCGGCCTCGCTTGCTGGCATCTCTATCCTCCCTTATTCCGTACAAAATACCCACCGTAATTACTACTAATGCAAAAAACACAAAAATTGCGGGTTCCGTGGAATGAAAATAGTGACTGACCCTCATTTCTTCTGTTCCTTTTCCCAGTACTTGCGGTTTTGTTCGCCCAGCCAAAGGGACAGGCAAGCGTTTTCAAGCTCTTCGGACACCTTGCGGGTGTCGTAAGCTGTCTTCAGGGCCCTTTGATGGCCGATATATAGGCCCCACTCGAATACCAAAAACGTTACGACGATGATTAGGGCTGCCTTCATGCCTTCCCTGCCTCCATGTTGGATATGTGCCGGTCAAGATACCAGCGGGCCTTCTTGAGGTCCTCCAGCGGGCAGTGGGACTTGATGCCGGCCCGGCTGATGTACTTGACCACGTTGCCCAGGTGGTAGCCCAGCTCCTTGGCCTCGATAAAGTCGATCGTCTCGATCCCGCCGGACTTATAGTGCGGCGGGTGGTTCACGATGTCGGTCATATCGTCCTCACGCAATTAAACGCCATGTTGCCGAATCGAAAGCTCTTGAGGTATTTGCAGTCGTCGATGACGCGCCACTCTACCGATAAGATGCCGATCAAAATGCCCAGCACCAGCGCCACGATGATGCCGAGTGAGGCGCGCCATTTGCTTTGAATCCAGCTCTGCAGTTTTGTTAAGTCGATTAGTTCGTTCATAGTCTATCCTCCAAGACGTCGTGTTTCATGTTGTCGGCCATCCAGTTAACTTCCATGTTGTTGGCGTTGGCCGTCCAGTAACGCATGTTTTGATCGGTGCGGCTGATGGCCACCACGACGAGCGGGTCCTCGTCGTTTACATGCTTGAGCGCCTCCTCGAGCGCCACCTTCGAGGTCCACTTTCCGATGCGTGTAATTTCTGCGGTCATAGCAGCGCCTCCCCAAACTCTTTAATCTGATCCTTCTGTACTTTCTTCTCTTCGCGCTTCATGCGGTTGTAGTACTTGATGACAAGCTGCCGCTCCTCTGGGGTCTTGAACGGCCAGTCCCAGCGCTCTTGCGTCATGCCAGACGGGTGCATCTCTTTGTTCATGTTGCCTCCATGGTTACGAATGAAATAACTACTTCCTCGCTGTCGGATATTGTTACGTGGAACATCCTATTCGAGTACATCTCTTCCTTCAAGCTGCCGGAAAATGCCAGCGTAGGCCTGCCGTCGGCGTCGTTTAATACCTGAACGTCACGCCAGTCTGCCTTCCTGCCCAGCGCCTTAAAAAAGGCCTCCTTGGCGCAGTATCTGCGCGCCAAGTAAACCGTTTCCTGGCCGTTAGCAAGCCCCGCGAACACCTCGAGCTCGTTATGGCCCAGGACCTGGTGCGGCAGAGACCAGCCCATCTTCCTGTGCATCTTATCTACCTTCT